TGTAGGTCTGCACCTGTTTTTTTATTTCTTCAGGCGCATCATCACTAACATGAATCATTTTTTCTATACAACGCTTTGCCCAAAACTCAGTAGAGTGTCCTCCTTCATCTGTTGTATGAACCTCTATCACGCCTAGCTCTGGACCAGCTTTATAACTCATTACCATTTGTTAGGCTCTCCTACTTTATTTTTCTTAAGGTGAGTATCATTTCTGTCAACCAAAACAGGCTCTTGCTCTCTTTTAAATTGTTGCAACTGACTTCTTTTTTTGGCAATCAAGACTCCTTTTTCATCTGTAATAACAACCAAAGGATCTTCTAGTCTGTGATAGCCATAAAGTTTTTCATCAGCCGGAACTGCTGTATCAAGCAATCCACTTGTATGAGCAACCTCAATCTCAATACCGTTGAACATTGCTTTGCTTAACCAAAATTCTACACAAGCTCTGCCTGCTTCAGCAAAATGCAAATTGCCTTTATAACTAAAATCAATTCCAAACATTTTTATTTTTCCAACTTTATTCCACAAGGCAAATGCTACTGCATAAGCAACAGTGTTATTAAGATAGTGAGATCCGCAACCAGCCAAGACTTCATCTATTGGATATTCAACTAGGCCTGAGCAACGATCATCTAATTGACATGTATAAACTGGACCCTCGTGCTCTGTAAGAAGTTTAGACATGCTATTGGTTTGCCCCCCGGCATCATCAGTGTCTAAAAATCTAGATGCTGGATCCATCATAAATACTCTGTCATGAAATATAACAGAAGCAACTGAATTTATAGCCCATACCTCATCAAAGTGTGAGCCATGTGATTTTGCTAAATTGTAATCAAACCAACTACTGCCCATGCCGACAATAGCCACAGTTTTACCTTCAAGCTTCTTGATTGGTTTCATTTTCTCTCTCCTTTATGTAACCGTTGTTCTAAGCGAATCGTATCTGTATTCGTCTCTCCTTCCTCTTGCTTCAGCTTTGTTTTTCAGCCTAGCCATTTCTTGTTGAAATCTGTTTTCGTATAAACTCATCATATCAGCATCGCCTTTCATAAATGTATAAGCTTCTACTAAGCAGCCATACAATAATCCGTTTCTAGCATGATCAGACATCCAAGTTCCAGTTGTGTCTGTAACCAAAGAATTGGGTTTATATAAGTAATGAAGTTCAGTTGTGTAATTTTGATCTGGAACTGGTGCAATAATTAAACTTGTTTCTTCTAATCCAGTATTTAAGTTTTTGTCAAAGTCACCATAATATAAAGGAAGACCTCTTGATCCTGAGTCTGTTGGATCTGGAGTATATTCTTGCATAAAACTCGGATGTTTTTTATCAAGATAATAATATTTACCTGTGCTATCTATACATGCAAGAGAAAAAGACAGTTCAAAATCATCTGGTGCTGTTAAAAATCTAGAGCCAGCTGTCATAGATCCTTGAACATTTCTTCTAAAATAATCAAACTGAACTAATTCAAATATTCTTTCTTCAGTATTTTTAATTATGTCATCAAGAGTATTAACAAAAGTAGTTTCACTATTTTGCACATAGTTTTGAATCAATGTTTTTAATTCTGATAATGTTAAAGGACTGCTCATATTAAGTGTTTAATTGGCCACCCATGCCTGAATGGTTAGTACAGTAATAATAAAGCGTAGGTGCCCCTGATGCAACTTCTATCTGAGTGTATGCTCCTGAGCTTCCGGGAGTTCCGCTTGTTGTAACACCTGTTGTGTACTCAGATCCACCAGCATGAGTTCCATTTGCGGTGGTTGAAATCCTTAACGGATGATTGTTATTTGTACTATCAGACTGGTCAAATTTGTAAGTTTGTCCTTCTGTTAAAGAAAGAGTTGGAGCCCTAGACCCATCTATATAATAATAATTAGATCCTAAATAACTAGCAACGGTTACTGTGTAAGTTGTAACAGATGGGCTAGGTGTTGGTGCGGGTGTTGGGCTAGGACTAGGTGTTACTGATCCATCTGTGCTAACAGTTATAGTTCCAATATCACCAGTTGATTGAGGAACCAAAAAATTTGATCCTATAATATCTGAGCTCATATAGTGTTGTTCGTAAATGTTTGTATAAACAACAACAACAAAACCCTCTCCTACTTCTTTATCTGTATTAGGCCTAGGCTCATATAAAGCCTCTGGATCCATTACATGAGGAAGTGGCTCTAGCTGAGGATGTTTAGGTTCCCAGCACTCTGGACAAGTCTTTAGACCATTCCATTCTTTTTTTAATTGGTTAAGAGGATACTCAAAAGAACATCTATCGCATTGTGCGATTGCATACTTACCTGTAGCGTATGCCATGGTTAACAGCCTGGTTTGTAAGGAGCTATTCTAAATGAAGCTCGATCTTCGTCCTGTGATAAAGCTCTTTCAAACTCTTCTTCGTACATTTGTTTTAACATGCCAACTCTGTCAGGAGCTTTTTTGATTGCAATGTAATATGCGAGCCCAGCTGCAAAACAAGGATAAAACCTAAAAGGCATATCCATGGTGTTAGTCCCGGCATCAGCATCATCCATTCTTACGAGCTTGTTAAAAACCAATACGTCAGTAGAGTTTTCTGGAGCTGGCCATATTTTTAAAATAGGGGTAGTAAGTTTATCTAGAAAAAATTGAGAAGGTCTAGACTTGGTTGATTTGGTTGGAATGTTCAAATATTCACTTCTACTAATCATAGACATTTGAAGATCTAAATTAGTTCCATCAGTGTTTCTTCTTATTGAACAATCTAATATATCAATAACATTAGCATTTAGGGTGTAATCATTTTGACCTTCAGTAACAGTTTGCGTTGCCTGTTCTATCGTCCATTGATTAAGACCACGGTTAGCCCATTCAGCAAGCATAAGATTAATAGACCGTCTTGCAGTTTTTAGATCATAACCAGTTCTAAGTTCCAGGCCGCATCTTTCAAATGCTTCCTCTACGAACTCAGCTACATTTGGTTCAAAGTCTGTACTGCCTGAAACTGACATTATTTTTTCTTTTTAGTTTTTTTTAAAGATCTTTCTATTTGAGCCGCTTGTTTTGCATGAAGCTTAGAAGCGCCTTTAAGTTCTTTTATTAATTTTCTTTTTTGAGCAACCGATAAATCAGCCATTATTCATCCTCGTTATATAAATTATCGAAAACTCGATTTACATCTAAGGTATAGTCTAAATCAGATTTGCTGTAATGTATATGTGCAGAAGGTTTAAAATCAGGTGCTCCTTCTCCAACTTGAAACCAAGCTGGGTGTGTTGCTCTAACTCTATTATTTGGTAAAGCTACTATGTTTCCAGTCCACTCACCTGCATCTAATAACTCTAAAACATGACTGCTTTTGTGTTGAGCAGGATCATCTGCTATCTCGCTTTCTGCGTAATCAACAGTGAAGTAATACTTCGCCGGGAACATTTTACCATCAATCTTAGCAAGCCACGGACATGGTGTTGCTCGATTCATAACATAAACAGAATTATGGTGAGATGAACAATCCCATGGTTGAGCATCATGTACAGCCATAGGTTCTGGCCACTCTTCAAAAGGAGTGTCTCCAACTAAAGCTGTAATTGGCATACGAGCCCACATAGCTCCACCATGGACTGTATCCTCTGGCTCCCCATCAGCCTCTACACCAGTGAATATAATATGAAAACTTAAACAACGATTTGGCATAGTGGTGACACCAATAGCCATTGCATGCAAGAACTCACCATGATATTGCTCATGGTTATGCGTGTACTCTCTCCTTACCCAGCACTTAAAGTGGGGTATATTACTATATAAGTAAGACACTATTTACTTACTTTGCCGCCTTTCTTATAACCTTTAGTGTTTACCTTTCCGCCTTTTTTATAGCCTTTAGTGCTAACCTTACCACCTTTCTTGTAGCCTTTTGATTTCATCATCCCGCCTTTTTTCATGCCTTTTGATTTAACCATGCCACCAGATGCGTAGCCTTTAGTTTTTTTAAACATAATTGCTCCTATGAAAATTTAGTTTTCTTTCGTCTATCGTTCATTACTTTACCACAACCTCTAGCGATTCTCCTTACCTCGCCACCATTTTTTAATCTGACTTTTGCTTTTGTAGTATTTGCTACAACAGTCTTCCCTGTCCCTCCTTCAGACTTTTTCTTTTTTGCTGTAGAGGCTCTTTCTGATTTTGAAAGACTTTTAGCTTTTGACATTGGCAAACAACGATCTGGATTTTTTTTATCTGGACTTGTTCCACATTCTCCTAAAATAGACCCATCAGTTCCTATACGAACCCATTTTTGATTACGCCATTCCTTTAGCTGTCCCATTATCTAAGTCTTTCTTTCATTACGATACCTTGCCCTTTGATGCTAACAAGCCCACCGTTTTTCATTTTCTTTGCTTTCTTTTTAGATCCTTTAGCATAGTTTGGATCTTTGCAATATTTAGATGCGGCCATATTTGCATATGCGCTAGGATATGTATCAAAAGTTCTTTTAGCCCAAGCCTTTCCTTTTGGGCATATCTTTCCACCACTTTTTGCTTTAGCCATTTAACATTTCCACCTTCGTCTTGCTTGACGTATTCTTGAGTTAGGATCGTTTCTAGTTTTAGCTGAACTACGTTTAAGCTGACCAGCAGATCTAGCGCAATAAGACTTACGTCTTTTGGCCGCCTTGCTTCCTTTCTTAACGCTTCCTGTTACTGCTTTTTTAAGTTTAGATCCTGGATTAGCTTTTCGATAAGCTCTAATACCTTTAGCAGTCATGCCAGCCCCGGACTTAGTAGGCCTGTAATTAGCGGCCTTGCCCTTGGTGGTTTTGCGTATAGGTTTTGCTTTTCTTTTTACTACCATAATAAAAATGTAGCAGCACTTAACGTACTGCTACAAAAATTTAAGCAGCGAAGTCTTTAATCACAGTTAACACTATTACATACGAATCGCCACTTGTGTGGCCAGTTGTAGTAAGAGCTATGTCTCCTGTTTTTCCACCAGCTGCTGCTGTATTTACCAGTCCGCCAAACTCTGTAAAGTCTTCTGAATCAGCATAGTTTTCGTTTAAGTCCCAGCAAATAGTATTAGTGGTTGCAACCCACAAAAGTTTTGCACTCATCCCAAAAGTTGAGTAACAAATTTTTGCAAGACGAACACCAGTACATGCTTTGCCAAAGTTGTTAGGCTGTAAAGCACTAACATCTACTTTTACGACTGCTGACTCACCTGTGCCATCAGATGTATTAGTCAACTGAATAATAGCAAGCCTATCACTGTCTAACAGAGTTGTTGAAGTTACTGCATCTGCCATAATTAGCTCCTAAAATTAAGCGTCAGCGTATGGTGTAACTATAGTTCCTGAACCAATTAATAATGAATTATGAACAAGATATGTAGCAGTATCAATAGCTGTACAGCTAACAATACTTCCCACGATTCCACCTTTAGTTGAACCATTCATTGTTATAACATCATTAGATGCACCTGGAACAAAAGCTTTCTTTGTACTATCATCGATAGCGATAAGAATTGCACCTTTGAATTTATCAGTTCCATCAGTTTTAATATCAAGATCAGTAGCTGCTGTTTCAATATAGAAATTG